GGCGGGCTTGGGGGAACCTGGGGGGGGGGGGGGGGTTTTTCCCGGGGGGGTTGGGGGGGGGGGGAGGGGGGGGGGGAGGGGGGGGGGGGGGAAGCCCGGGCGTCGGGCTGGTGACGGGCTGTGCTGAGGGCGTGGGTGGGTTGGCGAGCCCGGCACCCGGCGTGGGAGCGGGTATTGGCGTGGCTGTGGGTACGGGCGCGGGTTGCGGAGCAGGAGTCGGCGTCGGCGCCGGCGTAGGGCTCGGGCTGATGATCGGCTGGACGGCCGCCTGCAGCTGCTGGCTCTGCTGCTGGGCGGTGGCCATGGCCTGCTGGATCTGCTGCTGGGCCCAGTCCTGGCCCTGCTGCGCGAGCTGCCGCGCGTCCTGGATCCGCTGCTGAGCCCAGAGTTGCGCGCCGGTCTGCAGATAGGTGGCGTCGTCCAGCCAGATGCCACTGCCGGCCACACGTCTAGCCCAGCGCCATCATGGGTACCGGCGCTTGCTGGCCGAGCCGAGACTGGGCGTAGGCCTGCATGAACGCGGGCAGTGAGCCGCCCAGTTGCCCGAGGCCTGAGCCGAAGGCGGCCAGCTCGTCCGGACTCAGGCGCTCGAGCGATCCCGGCCCGAGCGCCTGCGCGCCCTGGGACATGATCTGGCCGATGGCGCCTAACGTCTGGTTGTAGTTCCAGCCAGGCGTGGCTGAGCGGCCGCCCAGAATCGGCGCGTTCTGCGCGCCACCGGCGAAGCTGAGCGTCGGAGCACCGCCCGCGGTCTGTGCGGTCTGTGCGGTCTGTGCGCCACCACCACCAGCGGTCTGGGCCGCGGGGGCGTTCGGCGAGAACGTCGGGCCCATGGTCTGGTTCTGGGCGGCGCCGCCGCCGGTTCCGCCCAGCTGAGACAGCAGGCCAGTCGCGCTCTGGGGCGTCGGTGGCGTGCTGCCGGGTGCGGCAAACGCGGGCAAGCCGGTGCCAGCCGCCAGAGCCTGGATGTAGGCCGGCACGTTGGGATTGCCCTGCGCGCCGCGCAGGTAATTCGACAGCTGGAAGGTGTTCTGCGGGCCCTGGAGTTGGGCTGCGGTGGAAAGGTATTGCTGGGCGAGGTTGGCGTTGAACTCGCGCGCGGCCTCCGTCGGCATGCCCTGGTACATACCCGACAGCGCAGCTGCCTGGGCGATCGCCGCCAGCGTCTGCTGACCGGTGGTCGGCGGCGCGTTCTGGCCGTAGAGCTGCGCCCACTGCGCCTGAGCGGCGAGCGTGGGCACGCCTTGGGGCGTACCACCGCCGCCAGCACCCGCGCCCGGCGCCGTGCCCTGGGCCCACTGCGCGTCGGTGACGGTCTGGATGCCACTGCCGGCCTGGATGGCGCCATAGATCGTCGGCCAGTTGGAATCATTTTGAGGCGCGATCGAGCCGTCCGAGTTGACCACGCCGAACTGATTGCCATTGGTGCGCACCACCGTGCCGGCCTGCAGGCCGAGCCCGGCTGCGGCAGCCGCGCCGCCGCCGGTGCCGCCAGCCAGCGAGCCGAGCTTGTTGGAGAACTGGGGCGGCGTCCAGTAGCCGGTCATGGCCGCGTTGACCTGGGCCAGCTGCGACTGGAACTGCCACTGCTGCATGAGCGCCAGAGCCTGGTTGATCTGCAGTTGCGGGATGCCCAGTTGCTGCATCTGGTCGCGCGCGAACTGCAGTTGCGCGTCGAACTCGGCTTTTTGCTGGTCGAGCTGTTTCTGGGTGACGCCCGAGGTCTGGGCACCGAACGCGGCCAGGCCGCTCAAATCACCGCCGAAGTTGGGGATGTTGCCCTGGGGGCCGACACCGGGCGCACTGCCCGTATTGGGCGTGCCGCCGCCAGCATCGCTGGCCGGCGTGCCGCCTTCAGCACGAACGTTGTCAACTGCCGCCTGCGGGTCGCTGGCGTTCACGGTCATCGACCCGCCACCAGCGAGCGGAACGGTGAACTGTGGCATGCTCAGTTACCCTCCGTAGCCCGGCACCGGCGAAGTGACCGCGCCTGACGACAGCTCCGGGCCCCACAGCTGGTGCAGGTAATCCATCGCATCGTTGCCCGACATCGGCGCGTAGCCCTGCAGTGGACCAGGTAACGGTGTGCTCTGTTGGCCCTGCGGACCAGCGCCCGGCATCGCGCCGAAGTTGAAGCCCGGCGTGTTCTGGCCGGTGACCGGCACCGGCGGTGGCGTTTGAATATTCGGCGTCGGCGAGATACCGCTCGAGCCAATATTGATCGTGACCGGCGCGTTGGTCGGCGCGTTTGCGCCTGCGCCGGACATCGTCTGCGCAGCTCTGCCGACAGTGTTGGCGGCGTTCTGATAGGCGGTCGCCAGGGGTCCGCCCGCCGCTGCGCCACCACCTGGAGCACCAAACGCCTGCAGATAGGCGGGCAACTGCGGCGGCGTGGGCATCGCGGGCGCCGCGAACTGGGGCGCCTGCATCTGGCCCGCCATGTACTTCATCACGTCGCCGAAGGCACCCGCCAGCGCGGTGGATCCAGCCGGCGCGTTGGCGTTCAGGCTGGCGAGCGTGCCGAGCACGTTGCCGCCGAAGCCCATGTACGCGTTGGCGCGCGCGGCCTGGGCGGCCTGAGCCGCATCCGCGAGTGACGCTTGGGTCGCGAAGTTCTGCAGGCCGAAGTTGCCGGCGGTCGTCGCGGCCTGGTACGGCGTGGTGCCGCCGATTGCGGCCTGCACGTACTGAGAGAGCAGGTCATTCGCTTGCTGGACGCGGTCGGCATTGCTGCCCGCGGCGCCTGGTCCCCAGACCTGACTGGCGACTTGGTTGATGACGTTGATCTGGTCCTGCAGGCCGTACAGCGCGCCCTGGCGGCCTTTCATGATGTTCTCGAGGGTCTGCTGGGTCGTCGCCAGGTTGCCGGCGGTCTGCGCGCCGGTCAGACCCGTCTGGGCCTGGGTGAGGCCGGTCTGCGCACCGAGCAGGCCGGTCTCGCCAGGGATGCGCGCCTGGGTCAGTGCGGCCTGAGCGTTGGACGCAGCAGCGCTGCCGAGCTGGGCGGCCGCCTCGGCTGGCACCAGACCCGTCGCCTGGGCGCCCAGGAGCTGGGTCTGGGCTGCCTGGGTGCCGGTCTGGGCTTTGACCAGGTCCGAGTTGGCCTGGTAGATGCCCGACTTGATCTGCTCCTGGATCTGGTCGGCCTGCGCGCTGTAGAGGTCGGCCTGCGCCTTCGAGGTCGTGGCCGTGCTCTGGGCGAGCGCGTTCTGGTAGGCCGCCTGGGCCGCAGTCAGATCGCGCTGGCCTGGTGCGGCTGCGGACAGTGTGTTGGCGGTGGTCAGCGCCTGGTACGCATCGGCCTGCGCCTTGTTGCCCAGGTCGGTGGCTTCCCTGGCCTGAGCCGGGTCGAGCAGGTTGGAATCGATGACCTTCTGGACCAGCGTCGCGCGCGCGGTGCTGGCGGTCTCCAGCCGCGACTCGGCGCTCGAGAGCGCGGTGTACAGCGCGTTCAGGTTCGAGACCGCGGGCGTCAGCTTGGCCTGGTCGAGCGGGTTGTCCGAGCCCTGCAGTTGGGTGACAACCTGTTGCTGAGCGCTGATCTGGGCCCAGATCTGGGAGATGTCACTGCGAGCGCTGCTGATGTCGGCGTCGGTCGACGACGTGATCTGGTCGACCGTGTAGAGCCCGTTCGGACCGGGCGGCCCGAGCGGCGCGACGGCGTTGCTCGTGGCAGTGCCCGTCGGCTGGGCCGGTCCCTGGTACGGGCCGCCGACGTCGGGCGGTGTGCCCGGTGGCGCCGCCTGACCGGCCTGCGTCGGTTGGGCCGGTGCCGCTGCTGCAGGTGCGCCTGGCACGCCACTGGAGAGCGGACCGATGCGCTGGATCGGCCGACTCGTATCCAGTGGCTCGCTGGTGACGAAGTTGAATCGGCCATCGAGGGTGGGCTGGTTCTGACGCGCCCAGTCCTGGATCTGCTGACCGTATGCCTGGACTTGCTGGACGGTCGCGCCCTGTGCCTGCAGCACGCCGTAGATTTGAGGCGCGAGTGTCGCCCAGGGGGCGATGGTGCCGGCGGCGGTATTGACGATGCCGGTCAGCAGATCTTGAGGGGACGGCAGGGACGGCAGGGACGGCATCGGTCTAGCCGGTCATCGGCAGTGGCATCTGCTGCGGCATCGGGCTCGGTGGCGGCATCGGCGCCGCGGGCATCGGCGGAGGTGTCTGAGGCGGTGGCCCAGGCGCGGCTGGCAGCGCGTTCTGCACCGGCATCGGCGGTGCTGGCAATGGCTGCGGCGCTGCCTGCTGCTGCAGCTGCGCGTTGCGCTGGATGGCCAGCATCAGCGGCATGGTCGAGCCCTGGAACGGCTCGGGCGGTTTGGTGCCAGCGGCTTCAGCAGCCCAGCCCTGGATCTGTTTGGCCGTGCTGATCGAGTCCTGCAGGTCCGAGCCGCGGATGAGCAGGTTTCGCATGGGATACACCTGGTCGAGGGCCTGACCTGGCGGCGTGCCCTGGCCGACGAGCTGGTGGTACCGCGCGTCCGCGGCCTGGGTCGAGCCGAGTGGAGAAAAGTTCCAACGCGCGACCGCCTCGTCCTTGCTCAGCTGGGTGCCACTGAGTGGCTGCCCCAATCGACCAGCGATGCCCTCGGCGTACTGCTGCACGCGCGTGGCAAACGCGTCCACCGTTTGCGACAGGACGTCTTGCGAGGACTGTCCGGCCATCAACGGTATCCTGCCCAGTAGTCTGGAAGCCGGGGCGGCAGCCCGGCCCACCGTCTTTTATGGGGCGCGTTCTGACCGCTACGGTCAGCGTTCGCGACGGCGACGAAAACGAGGCGCCTGTGGTTCGACTCCACCGGACTATTACTTCCGCTTTGCGCTTTTCACCTTGGCTTGGCGCTGAGTGTTGAGCGCGATCGCGATCGCCTGCTTCCTCGGCTTGCCCGCCGCGAGCTCGGTCTTGATGTTGGTCCCTACGGCTTTGGGCGAGGTGCTCTTGATCAGCGGCATCAGTTCGCGTTCGGCTTGCGGACGTCCGCGTTTTTGGTCGGCAGGCGTTCATGCAAAAGACCGCCGCCCTCGCCACCGGTCGGCGTCATGCCGCGGTGCACGCGCTGGGGTGGCAGTGGATAGCTGTGCCGATCCGCCTCGAGCATGCCTGGCTGTGGCGGCAACAATTGCGCGTTGAGCCGTGCCAGACGATCCAGCTCGGGCTCGCTCGAGGGACCCGCGCGTGAGCCGGCGTTGCTGGGCCCGCTTTCCGCCTTTGAGCGTGTCACGGTCCGATCGCTGGCCCGCGCGGAATGCGCGGCGCGCGGATGGCCGCCGCCGCCAACCGAGGCCTGGCGGGGACCGCGATCGCGACGGCGGGTGCGCGCGGCACACGTGGTGTGGTCATCGCCGGAGTCGCCGCTCGAGCTCGAGGTGCGGCTGTCATTTTGGGCGCGGCCGCCGGCATCTTCGGCGCGCCCGGCATCTTGGGTGCTCGTGCCATGGGCTACTTCTTGCCTTTCTTGCCGCTGACGGCGATGCCCGGGTATTTCGCCGCGACCTTCGCGCGGACGGTGGCCTTTTCGGCTGCGGTGCCATGCTGGGCCACTCGAGCCAGCGCATTGCGAGCGTGCGACTCGTCGGGAATCGGATAGCTGCCGGAGCCCTTGCCGCCGGGACCTTCGCCTTTACCGGGCAGCGCGAACTGGCTTGACTTCAGCGACTGGCGTCGCTTGCTCGAAAGTACCGCCATCTAGTTGCCTTTCCTGACCGGCACGCCGCGTTTTTTATCCAGCGCGTTATCGCGGGCCGAGCCCTCTTTGATGCCAGCTCGCCGATCTGCGGCGCGATCTTCCGCCTCGGTGTACGGCTTGCCGGTCTTCGGATTGAGGCCGTTAGGTCGCGTTGCCCGCTTCGCCACGATTCCAGCTGTAGCTCTTCTTGGTCGCGGGCGACTCGTTGAAGACCGCCGGATCTGCCACGAAGTTCGCCACGTTGTTGTTGCCTTGCACCCCCAACGAGGCGTCGCCTAGGGACGACTCGCGCCCGTAATCCGCGGGCGTGGGATAGCTGCACTCCTGGCCCTGGGCCCCGATCGTGGGCATTCGCCCACCGTTTTTTGCCATGCTGGTCATCCACCCGGAGGAGCCGCGGCCCCCGGTCCGACTATCGCGCCCGTCTGCTGGGAAGCGAGCACGTCCTGACGCATCGGCCCAGCTCCGAGCGCACCCTGGATGATGCCCCCGATCGCGGAGTTTACGGGGTTCGGGACCTGGGTCCCCATGAGCTGGCCGGTCGGGCCCGGCGGCTGTCCACTGTTCGGTAATGCCGCGGTCGGCGTGCCATCCGGCATCGCCTGGCCGGACTGGACGGCCTGGAACAGCTGGGCCATCTTCTGATCGTCCAGCTTCTTGGCGACCAATTGGAAGAGATAGTTTTGGCCCTGGGGGGTCTGAAATAACAGTTTTTCCGTCTGGATCTCGATCATGGTCTCGTCGGGAGTTTCATCGCCCAGGCCTTTTTCGAGAGCCTGGCGCAACGGGATGCGGCCCTCGAGCGACCACTGCATCATCATCTGGGCCAGCGGGAGGTTCTCGCCTTCCTCGGGCGGGTAGTCGGCCCAGAAGTCGTAGACGCCCTGGCACATGTCATTGGTCAGCTCCATCGCCTTGCGCACGCTCTGGCGCATGCCCTTGGGCTGCACGCTGCAGTACACCGGCACCGTCACGCCGTAATAGTCGACGATGCGGTCGGCGATCTCGGTGGCCATGGATCCGACAAACGTCATCGCCTTCAGGCCACCGTTCAGAGTGTCGTCGTAGGCGTCCTGAAGCATCGAGCGGATCAGGGCGCGATCGTGCCCGCTTGTCGCGCCCGGTCCGCCGCCAGCCGCTGCGGAGGGTGCTTCCTCGCGCAGCGCGCCGAGCATCAGACCCATCAGCTCGTCGACATCTTTGTTGGTGCCCGGATGGGTGGCCGGGACCGGCGTGCCGGCCACGTACTGCGCCTTCATCGGCTGTATGTCGATCTCACGCGGCCGCCCGTTCTCGAGCACTAGGTCAGGTGTGACATCCGCGTTGGCGGGGATGAACCAGCCACCGAACGCGTGCTGCAGGGGGTGGGCGAGTTTGGCGGTGGCCAGGTTGTTCCTGCCCGGGAACCTCGACAGGAACGGCCACACGAACGGCACACCGCGCCGATCTCCATCCGTCTCAGAGGCAAAGTTGCAGCCCCAGACCCACGTTCCGCACAGACGCGTGATGCCCCAGTCGCGCGCCAGGTCGATCGCGGCTAGATTGGTCTCGCCACCGGCGTTGACGCGATAGGCGATCGTGATGTTCGAGCCGTCGGTGGCCGGCGCGGTCACACCCTGGCCGATGTAGAAGACGACCGACCCGGGTCGCCACAGCTCGTACAGCGTGAACTTCGGGTACATGCCGCGCGACTGGCTCATATAGTCCGGGTCGTAGCCCGAGCCCACGTGGCCCGCTCGAGCAAACCGCCAGCGATAGCCGCGCGCCTCGAGGTCCTCCTGGGCGTACTGGCTCCGGCAGATCAAGCCGTCGAGGCGGTGCCCCGGTCCCAGAATGGGAAGACACTGGTCGACGCCAACGACGCGGATCGAGATCGGGACCTGGCGCGCCTTCCAGTCCAGCAGAAAATCGGCGTACTCGCGCGTCGACTGCTTGACGCTGGGCGCGTCCCACTGGCGGTAGACGCCGCCGTCCTCGTCGACGTAGCTGGGCATATTTTCCCAACCAGCTGCCGAGGGAAAGCAAAGCACCGCCGCCGAGCCTTGCTGGAACAACATATCCATCAAGGGTCGCCAGAACGCGCCGTGTTGCTCTTCGACCGCGGTGATGCAGGCGTTGGCCCACAGCTCGAGGTCCGAGGCGTTGGTCCGCGCGGTGATGCTCTTGCCCATCGGATCGCGGTGCAACCGCGGGCGTTTGGACGACAACATCTGGGCCGCGTGCAGCGCGATCGTAATCGCGTACGGCAGCTTGATCGCCAGGTTTCCGGCGACCTGGGCGAAGTCCTTGGGGACGACCGGGTCCCAGCGGTTATTCAGCCAGTCGCGGCAGTCGCGGACGCGTAATCGTGTGGTCTGGAACTCCTGGTACTTGGACCACCACAGCTGGGCCAGCTGCGCCGAGGTCGGGATCTCGCTTGCGTCCATCAGGCCGAGCGCGTCCCGAGGAACTGCCGGCGGTACAGATCGTAGTGACTCAGGCCGTAGCTGACGTCGCCATCGATGCCGTGGATGGTCAAGATGCCGTCACCAAAGTGGCCGAAGCGCTCATCGAGTTGCTCGAGGACGTGATCTGAGACGTAGATCCGCGGATCCGCGCGCACAATCCTGACGTACTGCTCGTCACCACTCGTGATGATTTCGACGCGGCACTCGCCGATCTCGCTCGGATCCACGCGCGTGGACTAGGTCGCGGCGGCGGCTTCTTTGGCGTCGGCGATCTCGGTGTCGTACGCGGCGCGCACCGCCCACAGCTGGCGGACGTGGTCGAACTCAACGTGCAGCGCCGGATCGGCGAGCAGCAGCGTGGCGGCGCGCTTGTCGGTCATGTCTGGCAGGTCGACATACAGGGTGGCGCTTTGTGAATCGGCCAGCAACGCGGCGAGGCCCGCGGCTTCGGCGGCGGCCGGCGCGGGCGTGACGGTCCTACTGGTTGTGGCTGCAGGCGTGCTCGATCCAGATGTTGTGGGCATGGCCTCAGTGTACGAGTGGTTGTCTAGGGTCAACGCCAGCTCCGGTTGCCGGTGCCGCCGACGAGCGCGCCGTGATGACGCACCGCGGTAGCTTCCGAGGTGATGATCAGCAGCGCTCGCACGCTGGCGAGCCGGGTAGCGGCCAGACCCACCAGGTGTGCGAGCGCGTCCACGCGGTCGTCGTGGCTCGACCGCGGGAATCGCGACATCTCGTTCGACAGCGCATGCCACCAGGGCGCGCGTCGATCGACGCTGATCCGCCCGGCTTTGGCGCGCCCGACGATGATCATGGCCCTGGACACCTTGTCGGTGTCGACCTCGATCGGCTCGATGTGGCAGCGCTCCCACCGTCCGCGCAGCTGGCGCTCGATGTTTCGCACCAGGTCGCGCGTGGCGCCCTGGCGTTCGTAGGCCCGCTTTTCGATGCCGATCAGCATCGGCTGCCAGAACGCGATGTACTCGGCCAACGCCAGGTCGTGGCGCTCCTCGGCCAGGTGCTCGGCGTACACATCCAGCAGGTGGATCATCGGCGGCAGGTTGTCGCTGTCGTGCCGTTCGACCGCAGCAGTGATCGCCACCGTCCAGTCGCTCGAGTCTTTTTCTGAGTAGTTCAGGTCCCAGGCCTGGATGATGTCGCAGGCATCGAGGTCGGCTTCCTCAGGCCGATCGACCAGCCAGGCCGGGTTGAGCACCATGCCCGCGCGCGGCGATGGGCGCTGGTCGTACTGCGCGCTGAAGGCATACGGGCCCAGGTCGACCTTCAGCCGAGCCACGCGCTCGACTGGGAAACGCTCGGGCGCCAGCAGCTCGCCCTCCGTCGTGCGCGGGTCGTGGAGCTCGCCGCTCAGTGGGCACGGCTGCAGCTGCGAGGCGCGGCGTCCGTCTGGAGAAAACTCCATCGGCAGCTCGAGGTGGTGGATATGGTCGCCTTCGCGGCCGAGCCAGTCCGCGGTCAGGTCTTCCTCGTGGACGCGCTGGCCGACCACGACTCTGACGCCACCCGGCAGTCGTCTGGATGGATACACCTCACGCCAGGTGGTGAGCACCGCGTCGCGCTCCAGGTCGGACTCGGCCTGGCGCACGTTGTGCGGGTCGTCGACGACGATGTACTGGGCGTGCTCGCCGGTCACACCACCGGCCATGCTGGTCGCCAGTCGCCAGCCGGTTTTGTCATTCGCGTAATAGCTCTTGACGTTCTGGTCAGTGGCGAACCGAAAGCCGAGACCCCAGCGCTGCTGGTACCACTGGGAGGCGATCAGTCGACGCGTGCGCTGGGCATCTCGCACCGCCAGGCGCGCGTCGTACGAGCTGGTGAGCCAACGCGTCCACGGCTGCCAGGTCCAGCACCAGGCTGGCCAGAACACGCCGACGGCCAGGCTTTTGGTGGTACCCGGCGGCACGTTGATCAGCAGATCGGCGATCTCGCCGCGGCTGACCGCCTCGAGGTGCTCGGCGAGCCGTTCGAGGTGCCAGCCGCCCACAAATGGGACCGCGGGCTCGAGCAGCGGCCACGCGGTCTGGAGAAATTCCAGCAGACCGATCGATGGCTTGGCGTCAGCTGGTGGCGTCCAGAGTTCCGGGCTGCGGTTCGGGGAGCGTGGGTAATGGTCGCCCGCCGGGCTCGGCAGGTCGAAGTCCAGCGAGAAGTCGAAGGAGGCTCCCGCTTTCAGCGCTAACCAGTTGGGCAAGCTCGGCAGCGGATTGTTTCTCAAGCCACTCCGCGCGCGTTGCGGCCTGTAATTGAACACGAAGCGTCTCGAGGTGGGTGGCGATGAGGTCAACGATCAGATCCTCGAGCGAAGGTGTTTCGACGTCGCGTGCGCGCGGTTCGGTCTCAACTGGTTGAGACGTGACCCATCGGGCCACGGTCTGTTTGTTGAGACCGAACTGCTTGGCGGCTTGCGTGATCGTTGCCCCGGCCAAGATAGCCGCGACCACCTGGGCGCGGAGCTGGGCCGAATAGGCAACGCCACGCGACATGTCACGGCAACGTTAGTCGGTCTCTTTGGGAGTCGGTTCGGATGGCTCTTCCGGAACGGCTGGCTGCCAGACCCAGCCATAGACAGGCGACCAGACCCACGAACCGTCGCCGGTGCCAGGCGGCATCGGCACGGGTTTACCGCCGCCACCGGGATTGCCGCCGCCGCCGCCGCCTGGGGGCTGCGGCCAGATGACCGGCGGGTAGTAGATCGGTGGCGTGGCCACCCCACCGGGTGGGATGTGAATGGGCGGACTGACGACTGGCAGTGGCGGTGTCGGCCAGATGGTCGGTGGCAGTGACGGCGCCGGTGGCGTTGGCCACATGACCGGCGGTGAAGGCCAAATGCCTGGCGGGTTGTAGATGGGCGGTGTGGCGACCGGTGGCAGGCCAGGCAGTGGCGGTGTGGGCCAGATGACCGGTGGCAGGTAAATCGGCGGCGTGGCGATGCCGCCTGGTGGCGTCGGCCCAGGCGGAGTTGGCCACAGACCTGGTGGCGGCGAGGGCCACATACCCGGGGGTGGGCCGGCTTCACCGAGTGGCATCAGAATCGCGAGTGCAAGCTGCATGAGACCTCAGGAGGGAGAGTTGGCTTGCGGGATGGGCACATCAGCCGGCGTCAGGACGATAGGCGATCCCCCCCTCGGAGTTTGGCGTCGAGCTGCGCCAGGTCCGGCGGCAGACTGACCGGCCCGTGCTCCGCTTTGGCGCGCTCCATCTCGGCGAGTTCGGCTTCGGCGGCAGCACGATCAGCCTTTGAGAGTTTTCGGCGGGGCAGCAGCGAGCCGAGGTGCTGCGGCGGACGGTTGACCGGGGCGCACTGGTGCTCCGAGTAGGACCCGATGAACACCCGCCGGCAGATCGGACACGTTTCGGCGACGGCCCGAGGCGCAGCCTCATTGGGGCTGTCGCCTGGCGGGGGGTTTGGGGGGAAAGACGCTGCCTGTAGGGCAGCGTCCGGGACCGGGTCCGGGCGTGGATCCAGAGTCACGCCGGAATCCGGCCGGATTCCTGGCGTCCGTCCGGTGTGACTCCGGCCGGATTCCGGGATTTGTCCGGCCGGAGTCACACCGTTATCACGCGCCTTTTGCTTGCGCTTGGAGCCGGACCTCCGGTCGCGCAGGACCTGGTCGCGGCTCGGATTCCAGTCGCAGTAGTCGTGGACCTGCCAGCCACCCTCCGTCGTTTCCCACAAACCGACCTCGACCAGTTGGCGCGCCGCGGCACTCCAACCCGGCCAGCCGGTTACCAGCTTGCGCGGCACCTGTCCATCCGTCAGCTGGTCGGCGGAGTACGACAGGCCGAGCGCGTACAGCCCCAGCGCCGGCAATCCGGCTGCCATCACCTTCGGATTGCCGTGGAACTTATCGTCCAGTCTGGCCCAGCTCATAGCATCTCCGGCTGGCGCTGGCGCTGCCAGTAGCGACGACAGGCCTGGAACATGGTTGGCGAGGCGCGCTTCAACGCGGGTGTCGGATCCAGGCACAGCATGTCCAGGGTGGCTCGATCAATGACAGAGATGTCGGTGATGCTCTTGATGCCCGAGATCAACCTGAGCTGGGCCCAGATGCCACCAAGGGTCGTGCGGTGCGCCGCCAGGTCCTCGTGCAGCACCACCAGGAGAAAACGCCCAGGCTCAGCTGGCATCTACGCCGATTCGGATGAGCGCGTGCCGCGGCGACGTCGCCCTTGCTGGACCGGGCCCACCTCAGCCTGGCCGTTGGTCTCGTAGCTCTCGTACGTCTGCTCGAGGGCTTCGTCCATCGGCAGCTTCGGTGGCGGAATGCTCCGCAGCTCGATGGACACGGCGTCGCCCAGATTCTCGAACAGCCAGGCCGGGTCGAGGTCGTGCGCCTCGAGGTTGATGCGCACCACGGTGCGGACGTCGTCGGCGCGCGAGGGTGTGCCGCGGACAGCGGCAATACGGGCGTAGAACTCCATGCGGTTCAGGTCCCCCTTCCAGGTCGATCGCGACAGGTTCGCCAGTGGCTGGTGGCAGTGCGCTCACCGTCAGGTCTGATGTCGAACGGACAACGACGCCCCCTCGCCGCGGTGTAGCCCCACCAGATCGGCGCCCGACAGCCGGTCTGGCCGCAGTGACGACTGGGTGCCTCATGCGGATCGAGGATCTTTGCGGCGTCACTGGGAAAAACACGCCAGGCGTACTCGCGCTCGGTCTCGTTCTCGAGCGCCGGTGGCAGAGGACTCATGCAGCTACCTCCTCTTGCGCACCGCTGAGGCGCTCAAGAATGTGCAGGCCACGCGCGGTGCGCCCAACGAAGCGGAAGCCTGCGCGCTTGAAGCAGTAGCCAGGGTTGGGTGAGCGCACCTTGAGTGGGTCGACGAATGTGAACAGGCGCTCGGCTGGCCAGCGCTGCCACGCCAGCTCGCACGCCTCGTCGACCAGGTCGCTCGCGAGCGCGGTGTGGCCCTCGTTGCGAAAGATGGTGCACTCGACGCCTCGCTGGCCGTCGGCGCGGTAGCGCTGCGCTCGCCAGGCGAAGATCGCGCGGCAGTCACCGGTCAGCAGCACCATGCGCTCGCCGCTGCCCATGAACCGGCCGAGATTACCGATGGGCACGATGGTGTAGCGCCCGCGCGCTTTGCTCGAGCTGTAGTGGCGCAGGTACATCGCCCGCGCGCGCGGATCGCCGTCTCGCACGGCTAGCCACTGCGCCTCGATCATCAGAGCAGACCCTCCTGCGCGCGCTGGCGCGCCACTTCGCCCTGTTCGAACTCGTGGCGTGCAATGCGATCCTCGAGCTCGAGGTTGGCCTGATCGACCACGTCCTCGGCGAGCCCGAGCTTTAATGGCGATAGGCCGGCCACGCCGAGTTCGCGCGCGCGGGCGACCAGCTCGCGGTTGCGTTTGTACTTGTCGACCAGCGGATTGTCCGACGTGGTCTCGGGCAACTCGGCGAGGACCTCGCCGCTGCCACGTTCGACCAGGCGGTTGCCCGCAACGACGACATCATCGGTCGGCCCGAAAATAGCGTCATAGCGCTTGGCGTTGCGCAGCTGGTCCTGCCGCCAGTCCTCGTCGGCGCGCGCGATTTCGAGATCGTGCGTCTCGAGCGAGAATGCGCGGCGGAGCGCGAGCGACTCGGCCGTCTTGGCCAGCATGTGCGCGGGCATGCGCTGCCAGAACGGCGCCAGCACCTTCTGGCCCGTGCGCACGCCTCGAGTGTCATATTCGTCTGCCCACTGGGCGAACTCGCGCCAGGTGGCCACGCTCCACGTCGGCTCCCTGAACTCCGGGAACTGGATGCCGACGCGCGCCGCCGCCGGGTTATTGTTCGGCAGCCAGACGTCGACCCAGGTCCTGCCATCGGCGGTCCACTGCGGCCCAACTTGTCGGAAGCGTCGGCGCGCCCGCTGGGCGATCAGGCGCAGGCCGTCGACCGAGATCTGCGGAGCCATCACCTCCTTTTTGAGGCGGTTGTCGTAGCGCCAGACGTAGTAGATCTGGGCCGGCCGCGCCAGCGGATCCAGGTGGGTGCGCTGGTAGAGCAGCGCGATGTGCTCGAGTTCGGCGTCGGTCACCGGCTCTTTTTTGCCGCGACCGAGTTGTTCCTTGAGGACGGCGATGCGGTCCTGGCCGAAGACACTGAGCGCGAGTCCGCTCATGTCGGCGGGGACAATAGCTTGAGTCATAGACACACTCCTTCGGGTCCAGCAGTAGCCGTCAGTTGTTCCCGGGCTGCTCCACATGCAGACTCGAGACGAGCCGGTCGACTTCATCGGATTCGTCTGCCTGTTCATTGGAGAACTCGCGCAAGTGGTCGATCAGTGCGTCGCGTTGCTTTGGCGTCATACCGGTGTTTTCACCAAGCATGGTGGCCAGGAGCACGCACAGTGTGGCCACGATCCGGCGCGTCTCGGTCAGCTTGGTAACCAGTGCCAGGGTGACCGCATCGACTCTGACCACCTTCCTCATAAGCGATGACCTCCGAACGTGAGCAAGATCAGTAGCAGGACCAGGGCGCAAAACAGGGCCATGATCAACAGCCCGTTACCGTCCACTGGCCACGCCTCCCCAGTGCCAGATCGTGCGCGGCGACCGCGCGGGCTTCAGCCGGAATCCACGGCGACCAGTCGGGATGGCCCATCTCCAGGGCGTGGGCGTAGAACGTCGCGGGCATGAATTGCAGGACGCCGACGGCGCCCGAGCCGCGGCGATTGGCGACATTGGCGCCGCCGGATTCTTTGGCTTCGATGCACGCCACCCGCGCGCCCAAAGGGGATGAAGTCCTATTGGCCGCGGCGGGCGGTGCATCTGGCGCGCCCGGCAGCTCGCCGACGGCGTGCAGATAGATCCATGGATCGTCACCAGTCGTGTTGACCGCTCCAAGTAAATCGGTCGGGTCCACACCCGCGGCCATGGCCGCCGCGTAGACGTCGGTCGGCGGATCTTCAGCGCGAGACACCACGATGGCCGTGCCCAGCGCCAGCCCCACCGCCGTGCCCGCCAGGAAATACCCCATGCGCACAGCCATCAGAACGGCGACTTCTCGTCGTCTTCGTCCTCGGCGAGTCCGACCGCGACCGGGAGCTTCTCCAGCTCGCGCTGGCGCTCCTCGCGTTCGAGTCGGTAGCGTTCGCGCCGCTCTTCCTCTTCGCGCGCACGCCGTTCCTTGCGGATCTCGCCGCAGGCCTCGTGCTCGTAGTCTTCGGAATCGGCGAGCGGCCGCTTGCACTCACTGCACAGGCGCCGCTCGGGATTCACGGCCCGGCGCACCTTCAGGTTTTTCGACGCCCGCAGGTCCGCCTCGACCTGCACCCGCGCCTGGGCCATCAGCTGGTCCAGGCACTCCAGCGAGTCTTCCGTGGGCTCGATCCACGCGGTGAGCGTGGCCTGCGACCGCTCGGATCCGTAGTCGCCGTCGGACACTCGCTTTTCCAGTTCGACGCTGATCTGCGTAACTCGCATTACGTTGGGTCTCCTCGTCGAAGAATTCGGTGGATGGCTGCCCAGTCACGCCGAGTCCA